CTAACCTTCAGCCCGAATTAACGGCAATCCGAAGGGATCATGGCTCATAAAGAGCAACCAGCCCTACCGCCATACACAGAATTACGTGTACTGGTTGTAGTGCTCATAAGCATAAGACAAGGCCTTCTCAAGGTCCTCCAAGCGATTAAACTTGAAGGGTTCCGAGGAAGGGTCTGACGCTGCTACGTAACCGTGACTCGTGAGAGTCTGCCTAACGGCAACGGTAACAAGCGCCTCGTCAACTGCTAATCTCGCCGCCCCCATCTGTATTACTACAGACGGCGGAAGAGAGGTCGCGACTGGTCGTCGCGCCATTTTGACACTCGCTTGCGCAATGTCATCTGACAGGGAGAATATCCCCTTCAGAGATGGTCGCAGGTAATCGTGTTTCCAAAGACGGTCACACGCATCCCAGTGTTTCGATGGGTCCCGGAAAAGGACCCTCCGCACCGGTTTACGTGACTGCAGGGCGAGGAGTAAAGCAACTCGTTTATGCAGAGGAATACCGTTAGGATTCCTACCGAAGCCTTCCGGCTCCGGTATGGGCAATAACAATTCGCAGACTTTACGTTGCCTAGGTGGAAGCCTAGGTATCAAGTCTACGCCGACGTGTTTTACCACATCGACGAAGGAGTCGTCTGACCCTTCTTTCCATTTGGTCGTCGCCAGGATTCCATCCCTGGTTATGACCTTCCCAGCAAATTCCGCTGCGGACTTGGAAGTTATTGTTTTATCCTTGGAAATGGGTATGTCCAACTTTGTAAGATTTTGCAAGTATTTACTTGCCACCTCCGGGTGTGATATAACGATATCATCACCCAACACGCGGAATGAGTCGGTAACACCGACCATCTTCTCGCATGCGCGGACCAGAAGTCCGTGGGTTAAGGCGAATACAGCAAAGGAAGGACCCAAGCCTAAAGGTTGTCCAACAGTCCATCGAACGTTACCAACGTTCTTATCATGCAACGGTTTCCAAGCCGCGCGTGATAGGTCTGTAAAGAGGTTTATATCCTCTTCATGGCAGCCAATCTCCCGAAGGATTTTGATCTGTAGGGACAAAGGGAAGTTGTTCGTAGCATCAGACAAATCGATACTATGCATCACTTTTCCTAAGGCTAGTTGCTCTTTACACCAGTCGATACCATATGACTGGTTGTACGTGCAATCCCATTTGACGCTTCGCAGAAGCGCAAACACTTGACGTTTCATTCGAGACATCGCGCACTGATGCACGATGTTCGGGGCTGCAAACACCCTAAGTTTATAGCCGGGCTCTTGTGTCATACCCAGTGTTCCCACTGGGTTATCGCATTGAGCCGGGACTAACGGATCATGGTAACCAAAGTAGTCGTCAAAGGCGAATCGGATGCGAATCCTATCGCCTAACGATGTTTTAAACATACTTTGGTAAATGGGGTACTTTTCCCATAGAGCTTGACCGATATCACTATCGATAAAAGACTCTACCATGCGGACCGTGTATGAGGGGGTATATCCCTTACTCACACAAAACTCCTCGAATGAAGGTGGGGTACTACCAACGTGAACTTTCATCCATTTCGGAACGGTGACAAACTTCATCACCTCCTGTACTCCGGAATCGGTTGGCGGTTGGCGGGTTGCCGATTTGTGGAATTTCTCCCACTGTTTCGGTGTCACCGCTTCTGCTACGAAAGCTGAATAAACCATCATAGCATTGAGCACCCGAACGGTCGACTTGTGTGATATGGCAATCTTCCATAGGACCCCGAAGGGCCCCTTAGGAACATATCCGTAGGTGGGGTGGGCCTTAACGGCAACACCACACCAGTCGTTCTGTTCTAACGCTAGAGACCTGATAAAATTCGTCTTTATTAACTTAAGACGCTTCACAGTCCATTCAGGACCGCTCTCAGATCTCCAACGGCTAATGCACTCAGCGAGCTGAGCACTTAGACTTTTGTCTATACCTAAGGCACTAAACCGTGCTGATAGGGCTCTAGTTGATACAAAAGTATCCATAACTGCTCCTGTTTCCAAGATGGTTACACTAGAGCCATGTCGAACAGACAATGGCCTCTGATTAGGGGGTTCTCTCCCAGTCAGGTGTACTCACGTAACACCCCTGTCTTTCCAGTGTCAAGAACGCCTATTACAGGCCTAGTCCCCC